GCCCTGACCGGAATTCGACTCGCTATGACCCGCCCCGCGGGAGCTGTGCAGCGAGGAGTCCGATGAGCCCGAGCCGGCCGACCCGCCGTCGGGAAGGACGACGATGACGAAGGAGGAGAAAGCGCGGCGCCGTCGCCGGCATGTGCGGCGGCGGGAGTTCAAAGCCCGGCGGTTCGATCGGGAAAATGTCGCCCATTACGCGGCCTCCTCCCGGTTCGTGTCGTCGTCGATCACCTGAATTTCGTCGCGCGTTTTCTTCATTTCTGTAGCAATCAAACGCACGGCCGCAAACGTGGCGTCGTAAGCCGACATGTCGCCGGACGTTGCCGCCATCCTCAACGCGACGGCGCGGGCGGCAAGTAGGTCCGCCAGTTCGCAAAGGTAGTCGAGACGCAACTGGTCGAAGGGATTTTTGGCAATTTTCATTGTCCGCCCTCCTCATGGTCGAGAGGCGAAACTGTGACACAGACGCCAGCAACAGGTCCGTAAACCTTTTGAATAGTCATCTCCGCGATCATGGCGTCGTCAGCGAATACAATCTCATTGCAAGCGTCGCAGATAATTTTTGCGAGATTGTCGCAGTCTGGCGTCGACGTTTTCCATTTTGCCGACAAGCGTTTTTTCTTCGGCCAGGATTGCGGGACAAGGTATGTCGCGCGGATTGCAACGCTCAAAGGAATGGCAAACGGTTCGACGCCAACCATTGCCGTTGCGGCCGCAAGTTTGATTAGCGCCATATGATCGCGCTGTCGTTTTGGGGTGAAACGGATTTTGCCGTTACCGCCCGAACGGGCAAAGGCGACAGGCTCGCCGGGAATGTAGAAGCTAATCACGGCCGCGCCTCCTCGAAAACGAAGCCGGCGACGGCGGCGGCGAAGGACGGCGATAGGCGGTGTCGACGGGCGAGGAA